AAAATGATTATAAAAGATGTTAATAACTATATAGCAATTTATAAAGAGTAATGTAATTATTAATATATATTTGTATTAATAATTACATACTTACTAAAATGAAAGCTAGAAAAATTCATAAAAATATATCAGGTATATATTTAATTTTAAATATTAAAAATGGTAAAGTTTATGTTGGAAAATCACATAATATTTATAATAGAATAACAGAGCATATTTCTAGATTAAAAAATAATATTTGTGAAAATGAATATTTACAAAATTCATTTAATAAATATGGAAAAGAATCTTTTGATTACTCTATTCTTGAAATTTGTAATGATGAAGATATTGTTTCTAAAAAAGAACTTTTTTGGATGAAAAAATTAAATTCTTTAGATAGAAATTTTGGATATAATCTTAGATCTGATTCTGATTCTAAAATGATTGTTCATAAACTTACTAGTTTAAAAATATCTAAAAGATTAAAAAAAGAATGGAGTTTAGGTATAAGAAAAGATCATGGTAAAAAATTATCAAATAATTGGAATAAAACACCAAATAGAAAAATAGAACAATCAAAAATTATGTCTAAAAATTTAACTAAATATCATTATTTTATAATTAACAAATTAGATATTTCAAAAGATTTAATAATGAATTATCAAGATTTAATAAATATGGGATTAAAATCTGCAATGTCATCATTTTATAGAAAAAAATCAAATATTATTAATATCAAAGGATATACTATTAAAAGAGTAAATTTAAAATAATATGAAAGTAAAATGTAAAGGTCTTTTTGAATGGGAAGACTTACAAGATCACAAGTATACTCATTTACACAAAAATAAAAGTTTTTTAATTATACCAAAAGCTTTATATGCATTCTTTGTAGATAACACCTTACCAGAACAATTCCTTCAGCAGAATAGAAATATATATGACTATTGTGGGGGAGTAAAAATCAAAGGTAACTGGGAATTTCAACAAGTGTGTGTAGATAAAGAAGGTGTCCATAGAAAAACCTTGCAACATACTTTAAGATATTATGTTTCTAATAAGGGATGTAAAGTATATAAAGTAAATAAAGCAGACAAAAGAGAAATTCAAGTTGAAGCAGGAAAATGGATGCAGGAAATATTTAACACATATGTAGAGAAACCTTGGAAAGACTATGATGTAAATGATTCCTACTACTTAGAAACAATCTATAAAGAAATAGATAGTATAACACATAAAAAAACACAATTAAATTTATTTGAATAAAATGGATAATCAAAATAATACCCAGGAAAGCTCTCCTAAAGAAAAGGAGAGCCTACCTAATAAGGTTCCAGTTAATGAACCTGAAAAAATACAAATCAAAATAGGAAAGCAAATGGATCTTGAAGAGTTAATCAAGATACTAGAGGAAGAAGATAATAAACATTTAAACTTATAAACTTTATGAGCATATTTGAAAAACAAACAGCAGAAGAAACATATGATGATTTTACAGCAGTAGGTATAGCAGAAGGCTTTATTGAATGTGATTCAGAAGATGATATGATAAAAGCTTGGCAACACTTGGTAGACAATGATTTAGTATGGAAACTCCAAGGTTGGTTTGGTAGAACAGCAAACCAGCTAATACAAGAAGGATTAATTAAAGCTAAATCAAATGATTAGATCAGAATTTAACAAAATTGTAGATAAAAGATTAAACTTAATAAAACAAGTTCTTTTATCTAAAGGTAAAGAGTATTCAACAGACTTAGATGTTTTCCATAACTTTAAGGCAGCTACTGGATTATCATTTCATGAGGCTCCTGAAAAAGTTTGCTGGGAATTTATGGTAAAACATTTACAGTCTATTAAGGATATTTTAAATCATATAGAAATACTAGGGATAAATGATTATCCAACTAGAGAAATAATTACAGAAAAATTTGGCGATGCTATAAACTATTTAGTACTTTTAGAAGGAATGCTAGAAGAAAGACAACAATTTTATGAAGATTTAAAAATTTTAAAAGAAGAAAAATAATGCAAGAAGAATTAAAAAAAGTAGCTGCTTTCCATAGAGTATTTAAGCAGGAACAAGCTAATGAACCAACATTAATCCCTGAAAATGATTTTTTACTCAGACATAAGTTAATGGCTGAAGAAAATGAAGAATACAAAGAGGCTTGTTGGAATGGTGACATGGTAGAAATTGCTGATGCACTAGGAGACCAACTATATATCTTATGTGGAACCATACTTAGACATGGAATGCAATATAAGATAGAAGAAGTATTTAATGAAATTCATGAATCAAACATGAGTAAACTAGATACTGATGGTCAACCCCTTTTTAGAGAAGATGGAAAAATCATGAAAGGTCCCAACTATTTCAAACCAACTCTCCATAGATTCTTTTACAAATAAATTATAGGCTATCCTTCGGGGTAGCCTATTTTTTTTTTATTACAGAGTGGATGTTATGCATTGATTGTATATCACTATCAATCATAGAAGTAAAATTATCTAATTTTATAAAAGCAGGTGAGTAATTACTATACTCTACTCTTACTCTATACACATGGTTTCCTGGTTCTATTTTACCATCATGTTTATATAATTCATAAACATGTAAAGTATCATCAAAAATAGTTTTATCTTTAAGTACTTTACTAACTACTCCATCTTCTATACCTGAATAAAGAAAAGGGCATTTATTGAAATCATCAACAATATATTTTGCAATATCTCTTGATATAGCAAATCCTTCACCCCAAACATGTTTATCAGCATCTGGTAAGCCATAGGGAAAAGTCATTCCTCCAAAGTAATTATTTTTTGGTTTAGTAAGTAATAAATTATATAAAACATCTTTATCTACATAAGCAGAGTTATCAGTTTTAAAAATATAATCCCAATCTTGTTTTAGTAATAATCTTAATGCTTTTACAAAAGATTTATACATAGTTATCCACTCTTCATTTTCTGGAGTGTTAATAATATTATCTATAATTTCTTCACTTTTACCATTTCTTTTATAATAAATAGTGTCAATATTATGATGAGGAATACTATCCCAGGTTAATTGCTGAGCCTCTCTAAGTTTGATATATTCAGGATTATCACTTGATTGTACAAGAATAATTACTTTCATATTATTTATTTAATGTACCTTGAAAAGATTCAGTAGCTACTCTAGGGGTAAAATTATAACCACTAATACCTATAAGTTTTAAGAAATCAGCCCATGATTTATTATCACCTTTATTCCAAATTCCCTGCTTTCTTTGATAAGTTAATTTTTCTGGGTCCCAAGTAAAGAAAAACTGATCAGTAAATTTAATAGCTCTTTCTAATGTACTTGTCATAGCACTAGGAGACTTAACAACTCTATATGCATCATTAGGCCATACATAAGCAGCAGTTTCACTTCTCATTCTTATAGCCTCATACAAAGCAAAGTTATACACATAATTATCTTTTAATTCATCATCATCATCTCCCATAGAAGCAAGTATAGCAGCTACAGCAGTTGTTGTTATAATCATTGTAATTTCTGCAATAGCTCTTTTCATTTGGGCTTTTTCAAATGGAGTAAATGTAGACCAATCTTGGATCATATTCCATTTAAAAGTTAAAAGATCTTTTGCAAATAGTCTCCAGAAAGTTATATAAAAACCTTCTGTAAATGTACCAAGTTCTTGATCCATAGACATGCTTTTAAATCTTCTTTTATAACCTGGTACTAAGTGTTTTCTATACATTACAACTAATCTACCCATAGAATATCTTTGTGCAGTACCTTTATCAAATTCATTATATACACCATGCATTCTTTTATTTAATGCATGTAATCTATTTTGAAAATCTTGTCTTTTCTTTTCAGTAAAATTGGTGTTTTCCTCAACTCCATAAGCTCCATATTGAGTATGGGCCTGTAAAAGAGTTATTGTATTTCCAGTTTTTTTATCAATAACATTAGTAGCATTCATTAATGCTAACATTGTTGGTACTTGAATCTCATGTTCTCCAAAGTGCATGTTAAAAAACAAAGTTCTTGTACTAAATAACTTAGTAGCTACACTAGATGTTACTGTTTTACCATATTCATCTACAAATTCACCCTGCATAGCATCATAAAATTCTATCATTTGACCCATTAAATTTTTTGGTGTACGGTTACCAAAATCAGCAAGCATTGAAGGAATTGAACTAAAATAAAAAGCTTTACCTGCAGCTAAATCAGATTTAGAAATAAACTGTTCAGAATTAGCTTCTATTATTAACTGTATATTACCTTGTAAATTATTAGCTAAACCCTTAAGAGGATCCATTGCAATAGAAGTTAAGGCAGAAAAACTACTTAAAGTATTAGTAATTTTAGATGTAGATAACCCAAATAATTCTTCACTTTTTTCCATCTCACCATATACAACCATTTCAAGAAAGGCATCTAAATGTTTTTTAGAATAAGATTCTCCATTTTGTTTAATAAATTCTTCATAACCTAATGTTTTAGCAAAAGAATCTAATATACCTTCACCTTTACTATTTGTTTCAATAACTCTGTCTGGATTACCAATAATAGTTTTAAATAAAGATATTTCACCATTTAACTCATTTAATGCACTATACCTATTAGCCATAGCAGCAAACATTAATACAGATCTACCTAAATCAAGACTAACATCTTCAGATGCCATAGGTTGTATGTAATAAACTGGTACAAATTTGACACCTAATTGAGCTGTATCTGCTATACCAAATTCTGTATCAAATGCTCTTACTTTTGTAGCATCTTTTATATTTTCTTCAACAGTACTTACTATACCATTAGTCATAACTCTTTCTAAATCAGTCTTAGGAATAGAAGGTATTCTAAATCCTGGTTTTTGTGAATCAGGAATAAGTTCTTGGGATTGTAAGTATGTATCTAATAAAAATTTATGATATTCTCCTTTTTCATTTTTAGGTTCATCTTTTTCATTATACATCTCTTTCCACTTAGGATTAAGATATATATCAGCAGGTTTAGTTAATTCTTTTCTATAAGTTATAGTACCCCATTCTGTTTCACGGATCCTATCTTCTTTCCAGGCTTTAAATTCATCTGGACTTATAATTTTATTAAATACATCTTTTTGTTTAGCAGCAATAATTGCATTTATTTCTTCAGGAGTCTTAGATTGTCTATTTCTAGCATAAAAGTTTTGTATTTTTTTATTATATGTTTCAAGTTTTCTTTTTTCTGTTGCAGTAGGATTTTCAGGATCTGCAGGAATAGGTTGTTCACCTAGCTTTTCATAAAAATTAAATTGAGCTGTATTATAAGCTGACATATCATATTTTTGTACAAAAGCCATATGATCAACATTTCCAATTTCACCTGTTTCTAAATTTTTATACATGTATTTTATATTTTCAAAAATACCCTCATTAAATTTAGCTTTATTATCTATGCTAGCACTTGTGGTATCAGCATATTTTTGAAATTTAGCATCAAATTCATTTTTTAATTTTATAGATTTTAATCTAGCTGTTTCAAGATGACTTTTAATGGCTTTAGCAAATAAAGCTATAGCTGCATCTTCAGAACTAATCATAGGACTGATTAAGTAATCAAGAATTCCTGTATCAGTAGCTGATTTTAAAATATTTATTAACCCTTCTTTATCTAAAGAATAGCTTTGATATTTAGCTATTTCTTTTTCTGATTTAGCTATTTTAGCAGCTTTTTCTTCATCAGTTAATGAATCATCTTTTTTAATAGCTTCAATAATACCCTTCTCTTTATTAATTTGTTCAAGAATAGCTTCTTCAGCATTTTCTGATTTAAATTCTAATAAAAACTCAGCCATTAAAGGAAGACCTTCTTTTACAAAAGAAATTGAAATCTGTCTTTTGGTTTCAATAGCTTTTGATAACATTTGCTGAGGAGTAAGTTCTTCATCAGGAATAGATGGGTCTACTTTTTGATTAAAGTATTTCCATATATCTTCTTTTTCTATTTCATCTAATATAGAATAACCATTAGCAAAATCATTAAGAGAAGATAAATCTTTAATTAATTCTCTTCTGCTTTTTAAATCTTTTTTCTTAAGTATATTATTAAGCCTAATACCCATTTTTTGAGAAACATCATAAGCATCTCTAATAAACATTATAATTGATTCCACACCTTCAAGGGCTGAAAAATCATCAATTACTTTTTTTAATTCCTTTTGCTTTTCTGTTTGATTAGCTACTTTTTTTCTTTTAAGACTAGCATATTGTTTAGTAAGATATAGTTTAATGTCTTTAATTAACTTAGAAAATTCATCTTTACTTTCTTCTTCTTTATCAATAGGAGTAGGTTCTCCTTCTCTTACATCAGAAAAATTATCATTATCAACCTTTTCATTAAGGTCTGGATTATTATTTAATTCTTCATCAGCTCTCCAAAGACTAAGAGCTAATTTTTCATCACCATTGGCTAAAGCTAAGACTCTTTTCCACTCACTTCTTGATTTAATTGGACAACTTAACATATTTTATTTAATAGTTTATTAATAATATCATTTAATTCTTCTTGGGTAGATGCAGCCTCTAAATTACTGATAATATCATTTACATCATAACCTTTTTCAGCTAAGATTTCATCAAGTCTATAGTCATTTACAGCTTGATTTATAGAATCTATCATGTTATCTCTTTCAGTAGTATTGATTGGTGAGTAGGAAACCTCTTCTTTTTCTTGAATACCTTTGCTGAGATTAACATTTTTTATATATACATCTCCGGTATTTTTATCTATTAAATCATATAGGTTTTTTTGGTTAAGTCTCCATTTATGCACATCATTAATACCTGTATAGTATACAGAAGGTTGAATATTACCATTCATTGCAACAGCATTATTAAAGTTATCAACATCTCCTTGGGGAATAAGGGTTTCATTATTCTTATTAGGAATAGATATACCTAATTTATTAACAAGTTGATCTGATATATAAGAATCTAATTCCTCATCTGTTTCATTAATATTACCTACAACTTCTTCTTTACCTACAAACTCTTTAAATCCTTCTATATCTTGTTCATTACCTAATATATGTATTTGTTCTGTATTATTTTTTACAAGAAAGTGATCACCATCCATTAAAAAAGCCCCATCATGTCCATTTTTATAAGCATCCCTATCATTTTGTAAATCTTCTTGTACTATTTCTCCTTTATATGGATTTTTAATATTTAAGATAGCAGTTTTAATTTCCCCAACATCTTTTCTATTAAAAAATGGTTCTAACTCTTTTCTTATTTTATCATACTCAGGTTTATATTTTTGATATTCAGTATTATCAAATTGTTTCATTAAATCTTCTTCTGATTCAATTGAAACAATACTATAAAGTTCAATTAATCTACTAAGATTTTTAATGTCTTTATTAGTAGATAATAATTTTCTTGCTTCATCAGCATCTTCTTTAGATATAAAACCTTCATATTCTAAACCATTTACTCCAAGTTGAGTATCTGTAATGGCCAAAAGAACATTTTTATTAAGATTATATGTTTTTGCAATATTATTTTTTATTACAGAAATTGGATTTCTTTCTGTTATTTTACCACCTTTAGTTACATTAGCTTTAGAATACATGTATGCTTCAGCATAATTGTTTGTAAAGTATTCAAATAAACTAGTATCTTTTTTTTCTCCACCTCTGTAAACAATATCTTTTACTTTACTATCAGGAAATATAGTATCAAGATATTGTGAGTATTGTTCTTCAGTACCTATAGAAGCCAATTCAGGATTAGAATCAAATAGTTCTTCTACTCCTGGTTTATAATCTTGCTGTTTATCAAACTCAATCTCAGCTAATAATGGATTTTTAATCTCTTTAAGTAAAATTTTAAATAAAGGATCATTAGGATTTACACAGCTCATCTTAGTAACATTCTTTTAATTTATTAATTATATCAGTAGGGTTTTTGGTCTTATTATTTAAGGCTTGATTGATGTAATCATAAGCTTCTTGTTGAGTTACACCATGTTTTAAAGCAAAGTTAGATAAAATTTCTCTCTTTCTATCTATTGTAAATTCAGGCATAGTTTTAAAATCTAAAGCTTCAGTAGATGGTTGCTTATCTCTTAACTCTTCTCTTACTTCCATAAGTAATCTTGGGAACTCAGTACCCCATTTACTTTTATCTTGTGTATGAGTAAGGGTAGCATTACCTGTAGCTAATAGTTTTTGAAGAGCTGTTGGATTTTGTTCAAAAGAATTTTTTAACAAAGCTTTCATTATTTCTGAATTATTGTTATTCCAATCTTTTATTTCTAATCCTTCAATAGTTTGACCTAATTGTTTAGCTTGACTACCTGTACTTTTTGAAAATTTATTTAATAAATTTATTTTTTCTTCATTAGAATATTTTTCTGAATAAAATATTTTATAAGCTTGATATGCACCTTCTACTGTATTAAATACTAATACATTTCCAGTTATATCTTTATAAAGTTCTGATAAATCACCATCTTCTTTAAAAGGTCTATTAGCAAAGTTGCTTAACTCAGCATTCTCTCCTGTACCTGCATAGATGTTAATCTTAGTATCTGGTCCAGGTAAGTTAGTAGATGGTTGAACTAGTTTAAATTCTATTTGCCAAGCCTCATCTAATCTTGGCTTAACACTTCTATTAAAATATTCTTTAGACCATCCTTCTAATTTAGACCATTCTTCTGCAGTTTTACCTGAACCCTTAAGAGGAGTCAAGGCTTTTGTAACAACTACATCAACTTTTTTACCATCTTCTGATTCCCAAGTAATTATATCACCTACTTTAGCAGTTTTCCAGTAATCTAATTTACTTTCACTTTCATATCTAGTAGTAGCAGTTCTTTCTCCTTTAAGTATTGCATCAAAAGTAGTATTAGCTGTAACATCTTCTCTTTTATTAGTACCATATACATAAGTCATTTTACCTTTAAAAGTATTTACAGGAGCTTTTGGTTGAGCAGATTGTACTCCAGTTTTAGATGGTTTAGTATCTTTTAATTTTAAGATAGCTATTCTGTTACCATCATTGTCTTTCCACTCCATTTTTGTACCAGTAGTTAATGAGATAATAGTATCTTTTGGAGTCACTAGGTAATCTGCATCTCTATATCTTACTTTAACAGCTTTATTAAATCCTGGAGTTAAGTTAGCTTCAGCAAAAGATTTCTTAGAATTGACTCCTGTAGCATTAGGGTTATAAACTTGCCATGTACCATTATCATTCTTTTTAATAACAATATAAGTTATACCATTATTTGCAACAAATCTACCTGGTTCAATAGGAAATTGACTAATAGTTTCTTTTTTAGGTTCTACTTCAGCTTTTTTATCATAAAAGTTTTTAGGAGAATCACCAAAACCTTCTGTAAATACTACTACATCATTTCCTGTGGCAATAATTTTATTAATAATATCATTTATACCTAACTTAGCTTTGTTTATTTCATCAACTGTTACAATATTACTTAATTTATATAAATCAGCAGGAGATAATAAAAAGAATACTGAAGGGTTAGCTTCAATTAAATTATCTATTTGATTTTTACTAACAGAATATACTCTACCGTCTTTTGTATAAGTGTTACTTAGATTAAATATACCAGTAGGTATATCATTATTACCTATTATTCTCTCAATAAAAGGTTGTTCATAAATATTATCTTCAGCATCAGGTAAATTAGAAATATCTACTTTTAACTCAGGACCTCTTGATCTTAATTTTCTTTTACCAACAGAATTTTCTCTTTCAAATAATTTCTTTAATCCATTTAATATATTATCAGTATCTGTTGTTTCAAGTTTATTAATAAACTTTTCTGAAGCTTTTTGCATTATTAAACTATAGTCCATAAGACTATCTATCTTATTAGCATAAGGCATTATAGATGCTAATGAAAACTCACTAGAATCCATACCTGTTTGTAAGAAAGAATAAATTGGTAATCTAGCAAAGAAATCACTGATATAAGCATTAGCTTTACCATTATTATCTTTTTTACCAGTTAATTTAATTTCTCCTTTATTAGCAAGGTCTATCCACTGTTTATTATATTCATTAATTAAACCTTCATCAAGATTAGAATAGTTTTTTAATTGAAAATTTAAAATATTTTTATAATCAGTATCATTAGGTATACCTTTAGGCATAAATTGTTTTAGAATAGAATACTGTGTAGAATCACTAATTTCAGGATAGTTTGTAATAATATCCATTAATTCTTGGGCTACAGTATTATCACCAGATCTAAATAATTGCCAGATATTATAAGTATTAGTAAGAGCTTTATTAGCTAACATATTTTCATATGTAGCAGTATTTAATCTTGATAAATATTCATCTCTACTTTCTCCATCATTTTGGCCATATTTTTTATTAGAGTTTTTTACTCTTTCTCTTCTAGTAATAAACTCTTTAGTATCTTTTACATCTTCTAGAGACATTCTTTTTCTTAAATACTCTCTTTCTAAACCAAATTCAATAAAATCAGATCTTAATTTTTCATTAGGTGTTAAAACATTATTAACACCTACTAATAAAGGAAATGCTTGACCATTAATTGAAGCTAATTCTTTAGCATTATAAGAATCAGGATCATTATTAGTTTCTAAATATAATCCTTTATCAAAGTCTTTATTAAGTTGTTCTAAATATACTGGATCAATAACATCACCTTTGTATTTAGTATCTCCTGATTTATAGTTTTTTAATTCATTAGCAAAGATATATTGAGAAATAAAGTTTTTAAATCTTGTAATATAAGTATCAAGATCATAACCTGTTGCTTTTTTTGCTTTACCTATTGCTTTTCTATCATTAAATGTAGTAATAAGAAAGTTATTTACTTGAGCATCATCTCTTAATTTAAACATTCTATTAAATAATCTTCTAGCAAAATCTTGTATAAAGAATGGAGATATAATACTATTTGTAGATAATTTATCAATAGTTTCTGTCTCTAGGGTGTTAGTATCCATAAGACCTCTTACCTCTTCAATTTTAGCTTGAGCTGAAAATAAAGTAGTAGTATTCTTAGTATCAGGATTCATTGCTTTTTTCATAGCATCATAATCCTCAATAAGCTTTTCTACATATAAGTACTCTAAGAACCCTGTTACTTGTTCTCTGTCAGTATAATCTAAACTTTTTTGTGCAATTTTCTCAAGTGTTTCTTTAGTAAAGTCATTAGGGTTGGACATTTCTTCTAAAGCTACTTGTAAACCATAAATATTATCTTTATTTCTTAAAGCTTTTTCTGAAAGTCCTATTTTATTTAACATTTCTCCAGCTACATCATATGATTTTGTTATAGAAGGCATTAAGTTTGCTAGAATAGCTTTTCCATTTGCTTTATCTTTAACATATTGTCTAGTCATAGGATTAGAAACTAAAAAGGCAATGTGTTCAAAAGGAGTTCCAGCTTCTAATAAAAATAAAAATTTAGGTACAACTTCAGGATTACCTTGTAAGTAAGCTACCCAGGCACCTTTACCTGCATCCACAAAACCATTCATTAATTGGTTAATTACATCAGCAATAGAGTTGATACCATCTGCATCCATAATATCTGATAATGATATAGCACCATCAAGTTTATTATGAGGTAGATTTAAAGTAATATTAACCTCAACAGGTGCTTCTTTCCATTTAATTCCTGATTTTGTTTTAGTTTCAACTTGACCCATAATTGATAAAGTCTTTTTCATCTTAGAGCCGGCCATATTAAGTAAATTGTTAATATAGTTATCCACAGCTGCAATACCTAAAGATTCTTTACTACTATAGTTTTCTTGGTGTTTTTTGATATTGTAATTTTGAGTATAAATCTTGGTAGAACTAATACCTTTTTTATACATTTTTTTACCAGTTTTAACAGACTTAGTATAATCACTTTCATTATCAGCCTTTTGTTGGTAATCTTTTATTTTATCAGCAGTAGGTTTAACTAAGTTAGTATCATTAGGAGACATTAATGAAGCAGCAAGATAAGGTAATTGTAATATGTTAACCATATCCTGTATTAACTTATTTTGGATACCACCTAACATATTATTTTTATTATCATTTAAATCAGCTCTTTCTTTGTATACATCACTAAGTTCTGATTTTTCATCATATAATTTACTTAAAGTATCTTCTACTGATTCTATATCTTCTAAAGTAACTCCTTTAATTTTATTTTTATAAATTTTATAAGCATTAGGTATAAAGTTTTTTACATATTCTTCTATACCAGGATCACTCATAATTTTTATAATAACTTTGCTTTTATTACTAGTAAGATTATTTAAAAGTTCTGGATCAATGTTTTGTGTTTTTGATTTTGTAATAATAGCTTTTCTAAAATTATTAAGTTTAAAGTTAATATCTAACCATTTAATACTTTTTTGATCTTTTAATGTATTAATAAACTCTTTAGTAGCAGTTAATTTATCAAACTTTTGTTTAAGTTCTTCTTCTTTTTCATCAATATCTTCCTCAGTCATCTTTTCCATCAATTTACCATTTCTAGTAATAAATGGCATGTAGGTAGTCATCTTATCAACGTCAAAGTCAGTACCTGATTTAGCTACAATTTCTGCAGGAATAATAATTACAGGACCTGCTGAAGGATGTAAAAACTCAGCTACTTCACCAAACTCCATAGAGTTATGACCTTGTACAGGAATCCTTACACCAGTAAGTCTTAGTTTCTTATAATTATCATCATGATTTCTCCAGATATCTAACCTAAGCATTTCATTTAATCTATCTAAACTTGCATCTACATCAATTTCTCTTGGTTCCCCTTTTTCTTTAGCTTTATATACAGCAATTGATTTACCAGAATTTACATATTCTCCACTTTCATCTTTAACAAAATAATCAGTTTGAAATAAACCTTCATCCATTTTATTAAGAGCTCTTTTAAACATGAATCCTATAGTGTTGTTTATACCATCAGCTACATAAGATTTTAATCCATTAGTACCTCCAAAATCATCATATTTTGCTATTTCTTCAGGAGTAGCATTTTTAAACTTTGCAGTTTGCATAAAAGCTGAAGATAATTCTACTAATGGTTCACCCTTTAATTTAGGTTTAACAATTCTATTATTAACAATTGCCATAATCATTTTTTCAAATCTGGCTGCTAATGGACTAATACTTAAATCTACTTTATCAAAGTTTGAGGTTGCATTAAAAATCTCTCTTTCATGTGTACTAAATCCTTGTTTTGCAAGTTCTTTATCTAAAAACTTTAACATTGATTGAAGTTTTACATCATCAACTTTTTCAGCATATAAATCATCTTCTGTCCACCCTAATTCTTCAAGTAATTCTTTTTTCTTAAATTGTACAAACTCATCTATACTTCCTTTAAACTCTTCTGAATAATCATGAAATTGACTAACCAATCTTTTATATGGTTCATTTTTCCAAGCTTCTACAGCTTCTTCTTTAGTTGAAAAGTTATTCTTTTCAATGTAGTCCATAGGTACTCCATTTTTATATAAAAGAGAAGTAATTAATTTTCTTAATTGACTAGAAAAAGTGGATTGATCTTTAAAATATCTATTAACAGATGTTTGATTTTTTAAATAAGCTATATAAATAACATTTGGTGTAAACTTAATTTCTTCTAATGGTTTAATGTTATCTGTAGTACCATTATAAACTAAATCACCTTTACTAGTAGGACTAGATTTTATAAAAGATCTTTTAGATCCTGACTCAAATAAAGCATAATCTATATTTTGAGAAATCATAGCTTTATGTAAAGTATCAGCTGCAGGAAATTTTTTAATTACACTTGGTATTAAAGGAAATAAAGAAAACTTATGAAAGGCTTGTACAGGAATTCTTCCCTTTTCTGTAGCAAGTGCTCCATTATATTGAAGTTTATATACCGGAAACATATCAGTAAGTTCAGATGCAGATATTTCTTCTCCATTTACAACTTTCCAAAATAAGTCTTCTTGAGCATTAGACCATGTTCCCTCTGCTCTTTTTAATATTCTATAAGTATCAAAAGTCATCCAACCTTGACCATCTCCATCTTTAATATCAACAAATGATGTCATTTTACCACCATCATAAAGATCATTATAATTACCTTCTTCATCAACAGAATCACTACCTGGTAAACCTGTATCAGGATTAACACCATATAAAGCAATATTTAATTCATCACCATTTATACCTTTTTTAATAAAATCATTTTTAAAAAGATTTTTATACATATCAAAATACACAGAAGTAACTTTACTTTCTTGAATAATTGCAGTATTAAGAGTAGGACCATATGTTCTTACTTGTTTTTCTCCAATAACTTTATCATCTATAAGTTTTTGTTCATAAGGTCTTCCTACTTTAGTATCAATAAAGATTTTAGTTAGTTTATCTACTGGAAATACAGTACCACCAGATTGAGAACCTGTAGCTCTTTTAGTCATATCATCTTTAGTATGATCAAATTGAAAACCATCTCCTTGTAAAAATACAGTAGTTTCAGTCTTATGAATAAAGTTATTTATCATATAAGATCTGATAGCTGCTTTTTTAATATTTAAATCTTTATCTGTAACATCTTTTCCATAAATAGCATTTAATTCTTTTTTACCAGTTAAATCTTTTAATATAAGATCTGTTAATGTAGAAGGCATAACACTACCTTCTCCAAAAATAGGATCAAATAAATCTTTATAGTAATCCTCTTCAATTTTATCAAAATATGTTAATATTTCTTTATCAATCTTTTCTTTTAACTTAGGATTATTAGCTAATAATGTAGTTAAATTACCTACTTTATTTAACTCATCATAAGTTTCTTTAGATTTTAATGTTTCTTTAAGAGTACCTGTTTCTTCATCTAAAATCTCATCAAAAATATCAAACTCAGTTCCTCTTTCAAATCCTTTCATATTATTATAATAAGCAGGATCTGCTTTAACCATTGCAATTCTTCTAATTTCACCCTCTAATTTAGGGTATAACATCTTTAATACTTCTTGCATTGGGTCAATTCCCATAATGGATTTACCATTTTTATCTGTTATAAAAGCAACAGTATCAACATATAAATTTTTATTTATTTTATTATTATATGTTTTAATATAATTAAGTTTTATTGCAAAGTTTGAACTCTTATCACCTGGTTGAATACCTTCCATATAACCACCACCAAGAGTAGAAATAAATGTAGATAATACTTTATCTAAAAAGCCCATTTTAACAATTGATACACCATCACTTACAGTTTGGTCACCATAGCTTGTACCTGTTAAATCTCTATAATTAATATCATTATCTGAAATTTTTTGCCCTGTAACAGTAGAATATAATGATTTAAGCATTATTAATCCATTTGCTGATGGATTGCTTTCTGGATTAAAGCTATTCATATGTACAAACTCAGGATCATCAGAATATAAATCATTTATTTCAGTAGATTTTTTAATTCCATTAACTTTTTGAGTATCTGAGTTATTATATGCATGAGTTGATTTAAGATTATTATCTGCAGTATACTTCATTGAACTTGCATATTCTATTGAATATGTTGCTTGTATTTCAGCTAACCTATTTACAGCAAAAGCATTTTTTTCTATTTTTGTACCATTACTTAATACTCTATCTTTAGCTAAATAACTAATAATATTACTTATTTTTTTAGCATCTTCATCATTACTTTCCTGTGTTTTACCAATAGCATTTGCTATAAAATTAACATCACTTGGTGTAAGGATATCTCTAATTTCAGAAGTATCATCTATGTATAAACCAATGCTATTTAAAAATGGTATATAATTTTCTTGAGTAACAGTATAAGTACTTTTATTTTCAGTGTTAGTACCTTTAATCAAATATCTATTTACAACATTATCTAAATTAATGTAATTAACATTATCTATTTTATTAGTAAAATCATCTTTTTCTTTTTGTTGAAATAATAAAGGCCAGTCTGTGTTTACAATTTTTTGATAATCAGCACTTGTCTTACCAACTTTTATTTCAACTTTTCCTGTTTTATTATCTATTTTAATAGTATTAGATACTAAATCAATTTTATGTAAATTTGTAGATTGAATAAACTTCATCCATAAATCACCAACAGTACTACCTTCTCTAAACATTATAGCTAATGATTCTTCTGGACTTACTTTTTCTTTATTTTTAGTTTGTTGTACATATATCTTACTAAGAAGTTGTTTAAATAAAGGAGATACTTTTTCACCTGCTTCTGCAAGTTTATTATATAAACCCATTACAGAAGTTTCACCTGAAGCTTTATCCATTAATACTCTCCAGAAAGGTAAGAACTCTATAGGTTCTTTAAATCCTAGTTCATTTAATTCAAACTCACCATCTTTTTTTTGTTTAGTTAAACTTTTTATTAAATATAAAACCATTTCATCAGCAAGCTTTTCTGAAGCTACACCATTGATAGGCATGTCAAAACTAGTAGATAATTCCTGTTGAGCTTTATCATCAGTTTCTTCATAATCATCACTATCTTTTTCTTCTATTAACTTGAATGTAGAAAATAAATCTTTAAATGTACTGTTGTTTCTATGAAAAGCTACTAATGATGTTTCTGCAGATTCTCCAGCCAAAGCTTTATTAATATCACCAAATACTTCTTCATTTACAGCTTTTGTTAATAAAGTAATTTTATTAGTGAGAATAGTGATTGACTGCTCATCTTCAGCAGGTATCCTATTTCTTTCAGATACTAACTCATTTATTCTATCATTTAAAACTTTCTTAGCTTTATTATAAACAGTAGTAAGAGCTTTTCTACTTGAAAATATTTTAGTAGCAGCACTAAACTCATTTTTTTGTTGAATTCTTTCTGTTACAAAATCAGATAATATACCATCTATAGTTCTAGTTAATAACAAACCTTCTGATATACTAATATTATTTTCACCATTTTCAGTTACAATACCACCACTATTTAGTAAAGCAAACTCTGCATTGTTTAAATTTGGTGAGTAGGGTAACAGATCTTTAGAATCTTTAGCAGTATATAATTTATTAAACATGTCATTTAAGACACTTTCAGAACCTGGATTAGAATATATAGAAGTACCTCCTACTAATGCTTTTAATGCTCTCCATATTCTATCAAATAACCTACCTAATACAGTGTTTTTTTCAGACTTAGTATTAAATTTACCATTATTCATAGCATATTTTCTAAATTCTTCTGCTATGAATTCTTCTAATAATACCCTATCTGATCTTTTATTAAAATCAAGATCTTTAAAATTAACTTTAACCTTTTCAAAAGTTACAGAACCTGGACCTACAATTCTTTTTACAACCTCAAAGCTACCTTTAAGTTTACTTACATCACTATATAAAGCTGTTCTTTGATCTTTAGTTAAATATACTTGACTAAATGCATGCCAAGCCTCATGATAAACCTGAGTAAAACTTGCTCCTTTATATAAAGTAATGACAGAACCACTGAAAGTAGCCCATGCATCTGAATTTACAACATTTCTTAATAGGTTTAAATTAAAAAGAGGTTTACCATTCTCATCAACTTCTTTAGACAAAGCTGATTCATTTTTCCACCAATCTTCAGCTTTAACATTTTGTTTATTTGTTGCAGAGTTTTCTATTAACTTAGAAGATTTAAGATCATCAAAAGCATCTTCTTGTTCACTATTAGTAACAGGAATATTTTGTTCTTTTACAATAGCTCTAGTTTCATTTACTTCTTTATTAACTTCTTCCTGAGTTAAAATTGGTTCAAAAGTAAGATACCCATTATTAACTACAGGATATTCAGAACTTTTATCTAAAGGGACTCTAGGTGTAAGTTTACTAAAAATAAAAGGTTTATATTCTAATTCTTCTGTACTTTGAATTTTATAACCAGTTTCTGTTGATTCAATATTATGTTTAGTAAACTGTTGTGCTATTAAAAGTTTATCATTAAAGTGAATATAAACATTATCAGCAAGAAAGTTTCTAATCATTTCTTTAGCTACTTCTTTATTTTCTAATGGTACATTAGTGTTATTAAGAACAATATAAAGTTTTTGACCTTTATCTACATTAATACCAATAGAATAAGGTAATGCTGTAGGATTTTCTTCATTAAACTTTTTTGTAAGATTAATAAACTGACCTACATAATCTACTTTTTGTCTATCAGTTAAACCTAAATCTTCTGTAAGAACATTTACTATATTATCTAATAAATCAGGAGCTTGTTCACCAATTTTTTTTGTATTTTTTAATGTTGTATAGTCTTTAATAGTGTTAAATTTAACAGCTGGTATATTATCAGTAATACCTTTTATAACTTTTGGTACATAAGTTAAACTAGAGGGGTCAAATGAATTTTCATTAAACTGTGATAAAGTACCCTCTGCTAATTTTTTATTTTCAGTTGTTAAAGTATCTGTATTTACAGCTACCCCAATAGATCCACCAGTTATATTAACTAAAATAGGACCATTTTTTAACTGTGTTTTTAAAGCAATAAGTTCTGCACCTTGTTTTTTAACTTTTTCATCAACATTTTTTAATATTTCATCTCTTTCTGCCTGAGGTAAATCTTCAGTTTGAGCTTTAATACTACTTATAATTTTAGAATCAGTTTTAGGATTAACTGCTTTTAAAGCAGAATATAAAGGAATACCACCTTTATCTCTATCAGTAATTTTACCAGTTATTGGATCAAAGTACATGATGTTACCTTGATTATCTGTTACTACTAATACTGGTACATTTCTAGTTAACCATACACCTCTGTTAGGTCTAAGTTTACTATCATCTGTGTCTATGTCTCTTTCAAGCATTAACTTTCCTCTGAAACCTTTATGACCATCATATTCTACTTCTGTAAAATCTTGGTCAGCATCTTTTCTAGCTAATAAAAGTCTAGATCTCATATCTTGATAAAAGATTTGATCCGGATCTCTTACATTAATAATAGGTACAACTTTACCATCTATTTTTTCTGTAGCAGATGTCTGATCAGTTGTTGAGTTATATGTATCATTTGATAGGACATTATCTACAGCTAACTCAGAAGAACCCTCAGATTTAAGATAAATCTTATTAGCTTCAGCAGGCTGTTCATTAATAACCTTTTCAAGTTCCTCAACATTTGTAGGTGTAATACCAAGCATTGTAGCAACTGCTGCAATTTTATCTTCAGCTTTTTTTAATTTAGAAATTTCTTTAAGTAATTCAGTAGGATTATATCCTTTTTCTACAAACTCTAATTCATCATATTCTTTGTTATTTTTTATAATATCATATATCATTTGAGGTACATGATAAGCTATACCTAATGCTTGATTAAGATCACCACTTTCATCTATTGTATCTTGTTTTATAGTATTAACTATATCAGTATATGAAAATTTAGGATTTTTAAAATTCTCTTCTATAAGAGCATTTACATAATTTTCAAGATTTTCTTTTAAATTATTTTCACTTAAGTTACAAACCATAATATTTACCCTTTACAAATAGATTTTTTAAATAGTGTTTTATATTCCCCAACAGTTAATTTTTTAGCTTTTTCTTTTTCAAACTCTTTAGGCTTTTCAGAAACAAGTTTCTCATTAGCTTTAATAGTTTCATTTTCTTCTACAGTTGCTTCTTTGATACCTGGTTTTACAATTCTTAAATTTTTAAAACCAGAGTCATTTATTACTTCTTTTTTACCAAGAGCACTTTTCAAAGTTACAGAATTTGTTCCAATTTTTTCAATTTTATATTGAATATTATCATAAATAACTTGATAATCATAAGCTTTTGCTATTTTTAAATTTTCTAAATTTATCTCAATATTTAACTCTTGAGTTGTGGGTTCTTCAAGTACAAACTCAGATACTATATCTGAAGGAGTTATAGTAGAAACTTCAGGTGTAACTACCACAGACTCAGCTTGTTCTACTTCCTTAAGTTGAGCTTTAGCTTCTTTAATTCTTCTCTCAATTCTGGCATTTTTTCTAGAAATAGTAACAGGATGCTCAGCTTGTTTTTCATCTACAATCTCTTTTGTATTAAGATTCATGTCTTTGAACTTATCCTTAATTTCTCCTTCTTTGTAGTTATAGATAAGTTCTTCTAAATATCTTACTTGATCTTGATAATTTAATAAAGCCTCTAATAATTGAGCCTGTTTAATTTCTTCTGAAGCTTTTACCTCTTCTAAAAATTCAACAGATTCCATGTTATTTAAAGCTTCATTTTCTAAACTTTTAAGTTTATTTTTTAAAGAAGGATAATGGAAGTTTTCATACTCATTTTCTGATATAAAAGTTTTAAGATTTTTATTAGCTTGAAATAAAGCATTAACATGTTCTCTGATATATCTAATAGAATCATAGATAGCTTTTTTAACAGCATCTAATAACCTACTGATAGTATTTATCTTACCATTTAACTTATCTCTTCTGGCAGTTAATTCTTCTCTTGAGTATGTACTTAAAGAAGAATCAGAGAGCATTGAATTGTAATAAGAAGCCTGTTTTTGTAAGTCTTTTTGAACAGCTTCTATATCAGATAACTCTTCTTGAAGTTCTTTTATTCTATCTGTTATATCATTTAATAGTTGAAATTCTGATCTGTAGGAAAGCTTGAGTTCAGTTATTTTTTCCAAAGCTTTAACACCTCTGGCTGTTTTTTTAGCTCCTTTAGATTTAATGCTGTTTATTAATACCTCAAGTTGTTTATCTATTTGTTTTATATTATCATAAGTACCATCAACACTTGTTTTTAATATATCATTTAAGTAGTTAAGAGTATCTGTAATCTCAATAGCATCTAATCCTAAAGCATCAGCTTTTTTCTCAAGAATATTTATTTTCTTTTCAATAAAGTCTTTTCTGATTGCTAAATTAGATGATCCTGGTAATCCAAACTTTAATGCCTTTTCTTCAGCAGGTGTAAGAGTTTCTCTAGGTTTCATTAGTAATCTTTTAAGATTACTGTCATTAATAAAATTTTTCCATTTATCAACAGCTTTATTAAAATTAGCTCCAGATGTTATTTTTTCACCACTAGAATTAATAAAAACATTAGGAATAGGTGCAATTAATCCTCTAGATATAGAATCATAATAATAATTTATAAATTCTTTAGGGACATTAAGTCCTTCTTCATTTAATATATCATTTAAAGTATCTTCAATACTCTGGTTTTTTAATGCAGTAACTGTTTCTTTTTTACCTTCTTCAGTAACAGGTTCTTCAACTTTAACTTTATGAGTAATAGCAACAAACTTGTTCCATAAATCCATACCTAAGTCAAACTTTTCACCTGAAGTTATTTTTTCATTAGTTACAGGATCTAAGAAATAGGTAGGAACCACCATTTCTTTACCAGACTCTATAGCTTCACTATAAGCTTCTAATAATTCATTTGGTACATAAAGACCTGTTTTTTCAGTAAAGAAATTACTAAATTCCTGAACATGTTTAATCTTTTCATTTACAGCTTGATTATTATTAATAATATTTGTTCTATCATTAAAAAGATCTTGTAATGTAGTAGTTAATTTAGTATGAAGATCAAAGAAGTTTTGAGGAGCCATTAAAACATTAATGTTTCTAGCAAGATTCTTCATTTCATCTTTAAGAGTCATATGATCTCTAACTACACTATATGCTTTATTTATCTCTTCATTAAATACAATGTTATCATTTTTTTTAGCTAAAAACTTTACATACTCTAAAAATGCTTTTTTAGATTCTACCTCAGCTGCTGATTTTTCATCTTCAGTTTTAGCTGAATTAAGTTTTTCTATAGCCTTAGAAAAGTTAGTTAGTGTTTCTAACTGTTTGGTTTTTTCTGCTTTAATTTTCTTTTGTTCAGGAAGAGATTCATCTAATACAGAAATTTCTTTTTGTAACATTCCAATTTCAGCCTTAGTTGTATTAGGACTAAGTAATGACATTAAATTTTGAGCATCAGATTTAGCCAAGTCATCAGAAATAGCTGAGAAAATTTGAGCTACCTCAGCAACTCTTTTACTATGAGTTTCATAAGTAGCTTTGGCAAACATTAAGTTATAAGTAGCAGTATCCCATGCTTCTTTTGCTATAGTTGCAGAAGCATGTTCTGGACTATTAAATGCAAATTTAGAAGGATTAAAAGGGTTAGGATATTTTTCAGCTACATCAGCATATTCATCTTTAAATCTTTCAGCTCTAGCAATTACATCAGTCATTTTACCTAAAGCTTTATCAACATCTTTTTCTTCAATACCATACTTAGCAAAAGCTTCTGTAGCCTCTGACTTAGTCATGTTACCATATTCTTTTAGTTTGTCAATAATGATATCAAGTTTACCTAACTTAGCAGTTGTTAATATATAATTGTTTTTTATATTTTCTAAAGCATCTAATGCTTCTTTTTTATTTCCAACTCTAGCAGCTGTTTGTAAATCATCAGCTAATCTTCCTGTTTTTATAGCATTAGGTAAATCAGAACCAAAAAAGTTAAGTGCATTATCATATGCAAGATTAAGGTGCTCTACATTTCTAGCTTTAATCTCATCATTTATTTTTTTATTAGCTTCATATTCAGAAGTACCAAAGGTATTAATTAACTTACCCATAGATACTGATACTCCACCCATTACAGGTCCAGCAAATAAACCCATAGCAAGACCTCCAGCAAATGTTTCAGCTCCTTGTGCAGAAAATTGATCACTAAAACTTTTTATTACATGAGGCATATAACCTTCATAAGTTGCTCTAATAGGATCTTTAAATAAAGCAACAGCATGATCAGAAGCAGCTTTAGAAATCATATCTTGTAAGTTTTCTTGAACCCCTTCAGCTACATTGGCTTTAAGATAATTCATTCCAAACTGACCATAGAATTTAGGATTTTTAAATGACTGTAAAGCAGCTTTACCTTTATCAAAAATACCTTCACCTAATGCAGTAAATTTTTTATTTTTAAATAAATAATCTTCTATTAAATTAGCAGTACCTTCTTTACCCATTACATTTTTTAATGGTGAAAATACAGCAGCATACATTAATTTATTAGTAGTATTAATAGCAGGTAAATTCCATAGTGCAGTATTATAAGCTTCTTTATCAACTTTCTTTTCAATGTCTGCCATAGCAGCTTGATCAGGGTTTGAACCAAACTTAGCTCTATATTCTTGAATAAGAGTATTAGTAAGATCAATTTTAATCATACCAGCTTCTAGTTTAGCTTCTGATACAGTGTTTTTCATTAACAACATATCATCAGCAAATGCTCCAAAAGTTTTAGCAACTTTAGCATAGTCAGTAGCATAATCACCTGCTTTTAATGCAGCAAATGTTTGGTCAAGAGGGTTTAATATATCTGCTGTTTCTTTTACAAAAGACTTAGCCCCTTGACCTACAGTATTCCACCATGTTCTCATTTCAGGAATGGTTTCACCCATTTCTCTGATACCTCTCATTTCTTTTGAACCTGTAAATGCAGCTTTAGTTCCTTCAAATGCTTTGTTAATAGCATTCAAACCTCTACCTACCATAGTAGGTACATTAGCAGCTCCCATTATACCACCAGTAACTGCAGTTGCTCCCATTAGAGCTAGTTCTTCACCTAAGAAATTTAAACCAATACCAACTGTATATCCTGAGTTTAAAAAGGTATTAACAAAAAATCCACCAACACCTCCTCTTTGAGATCCTCCTGTGGTCATAATTCTGTTCATATCTCTAGCACCTTCAATATCTGGAGCTAAAGGGTCTGTAAACATTGTTTTCCAAGATCTTACACCTGACATAAAACCAACACCTACTAGATTATCCCATTGTTTAGCAGCTCTTACAAACTCATCTCCAAATGTCATTTTCTCATTATACAAAGATTCATTGTCTCTGTAAGGAGAGAATCCTAATTTATTGTATAAGTCACCAGAAGAATGATATCTATCAAACTTAGCTCCATCATAGTCACCATTGTAAGTAAAAGGTCTTAATGCACCCCATTCATTTTCTTGTGAAGAAAGATTTTGTCTTACAGAGTTATCTAAGCTGTTAACATAATCAAGAGAACTTGTTTGATTTTTTGAGCCAGGATTACTTCCCGTAATAGGATTCCCTGCTATATTTTTATAAGAATCAATAGCAGTAGGTCTAGCTGGTAGGTTTAAAGAAGATTCAATCTCTCTAATTCTATTTAAAGCAATATCATTAATATTTTGTGAACCAGGAGGGTTTACTGATTCAGTTTCTTGAGAAACAATTTCTTCTGCCATTTTATTTTTGTTTATATTGATTTATTTACTTGCTGCTATTCTTCTATTTTCCTCATCTATTAAATCATTTTTTTTCCAATTATTATTTAATTTTAATGAAAATTCATTAACTGCTGCATCAATATTTTTAAGATTAGTTGTTTCATAAGGTGTACCATTTATATCTAAAATTTTATTACCTTCATGAATTCTGTATGTAGGATAAAGGGTAGCTTTTTTACCATCATAAATAACTTTTAATGTACCGCCTCCATTAAAATCATTAATAAAAAATCTACCTTTATCTAAAAGTATTTTTTCTACTTTATTAACCTCTAAAGCTTTAGTAATGTTAGTACTAACATCTTTTTTATTATAAAATATAGAAAATCCTGTAGAAAGAATACTTGGATCTAATAATCCTTTTACTTTTTCATTTTTAGCAAAATAATCTTGAACATATGCTTGACTAGGTATTATAGTAAGACCTGCTTTAGTATTATCATCAGCAGCCATTCCTTGTACTTGGACACTATACAAAGGTCTATTAGCATCAGTTGCTTTAGCTTTAGCAAGATCCATTCTAAACTGTATAAGAAATCCATTTAAAGCTTCATCACTATCTTTACTAGAGTTATAGTTATCAGCACTAAGGTTTCCTGGTAATATTTTATATGAACCTGGTTTACCTAATAATTGATCTACTGTATTAACAACTTCTTTGTTAACATCAACATTATAATATTTAGAATTAGTAGGATCTACATTATTAAATAATAGACCATGACTTGTAATAGAACCTTGACCTTCAGCACCTGCTGGTAAATATTCACCTTGATTAAAACTTACACCTTTGGATCTATTATATACTTCATAAAATTTTGATTGTACTTTTTTATAAGCATCTTTAATGGTACCATCACTTGCACTAGGTCTAGTTTTTCTATACTCAGTAACAAAAGATTTAGAAGGTTCATCACCATATTCTAAAACTCCAGTTGGACTTATTAAATATTTAGCAAGTCTGTAATCAGGATCACCTGAATTAGCAACAGCATTTGCAGTTTTTTGAACCCCTTTTTTAAAATAATTCATTTCAGCTGCCCATGCTTGATTATCAGTATTTATTTTAGAAATAGCTTCAGCATTATCTTTTATAACTTGTTTACCCCAACTTGTATCAGAATTATCTTTTATATAATCTTGAGCTTTAGCTAAATAAACATTAGGATTTTTTTTAATAAAAAATCTTAAGTCATCAATACTGGTAATATTTTGCCATTTACCTTTACCAAAAGTTTTATCTAAATACTGTATAGCACCTGCTCCTGTTTTAGGATTTTTAGCAGAATTTTGTGCAGCTTGAACAATTTTATACATCATTTGATTAGATTGTTCACTAATGTTTTCATATCCAGAACTAGCAGTTTCAGAATTTAATAAATAAGCTGTAGCAGGTATATCATTTATATTAACACTTGCTCCTGGTACACCTTTAACTTCTTGTGGTGCATTATTACCTGGAGTACCTATAGTACCATTCTCAAGAGCTTTTTTATGAGTTTCCTCATCTCTTTTAAGATAACTATTACGAACATCTCTTATAGAACCTAAATCATCTTTAAACTTTTCTAAATCTTTAGCAAGTTTATGATTATAGTTAGCCATTGCATAAGGATCTTCTTTAAGAGTATGTTCTTCATCTACCATAGATAAAGTTTCAGCCATTTTATTTAAATCATGATCTTGAAAAACTAAAGCAGAAGATTGATCAGCTTTATTAATTAAAGCTGCCATATTACCTTGATCCATATTAGTAATAATATTATCTAACCTAGCTTTCATACTATCTCTAGTACTAGCAACTTGATCTTTTCTTTCTTTAATATATGCTAACTCTTGTTGTTCTTGTTTAGTTAATGCACCATTTCTATTTTCTAATTCTATTTCTCTAGAAAGTAATTGGGCATGAGCATTTGAAACTTTAGTTATATTATTATTTAATTCTTTATTACCTTTATTCATTACATCTGTAATGTAAGCTCTTTCAGCTTCCTTCTCATCATTGTTATATTTAGGCATTAATGCTTTTACAGCTTCCTTTCTAGTAACATAAGCTTTAGTATCATAATTAGCAGCAACTCTAGGATCATTACTATAAAGCTGTTCAAATAAACTGTATAAACCATCTTCTATAAGTTTACCATTTTTATCTCTAACAATATAACCTCCAGATACTTTATCTTTGGTTACACTCATTCCTGAATCTTTTGCTTGTTTTATAGCATCTTTTTGCCAGTTATAGTAAGGATCATAAGAACCCATGTCAAAATTTAAAGCTTCTTCATCAGATACTGCTTTAAATTCATCCATTTTATACTGAAGTTTTCTCATAGAAAGTTCATTATAAACACCTCCACATTTTTCTTGATCATAACAGTTCTTAGAATTTAAACCTTTTTCCCATTCATTCTGATGTTTTTTGGTTTTAACCATATCAGACATCATGTTCTTATCTTCATAGAACCCTTTGAATACATTCTCTGCTTGGTCTACATTTTGTTTTAGAGATAAATCCAACCCAGATATTTTTTTAATATCATTATCAATAACCTTAAAAAACTCATCTCTTCTTTTAATGTTATTATCTCTACTCAAAGGACCATTTAATAATGAACCATATAACTCACTAACTTGTTTTTTAGCTGCATCATATTTAGTCTGCTTTGTTTGTAGAATATTACCTAAAAAGTTATAATCAGGTCTGAATGGTTGAATTTGAGGGATATAGTCGGTGATGCCATTTATATAGGTTGACATATTATAAATATTTATAGTTAGTATTATTAATTCGGGAACCTTGTAATTTATGTAAAAAAGTACTTCTTGGTATACCAGATACTTTTATAGCTTCTATAGCTGATTCATATATTTTACCTGTAGTTATATTTATTACTTTTTTCATTTTATCTTTTCTAAGATTTTTCCAATCAACTTTTTTTAAAGATTGTATTTGCCTTTCTCTACCTTCTTTAGACATTTGTACTTCTTTTCTTCTTGCTATACATAATTCTGAAGGTTTTTTACCTTTATTAATTATTCTTAATTTTTCTTTAGTACTTTCTGATTGACCAGCTTTACCATTAGGATCTGTAGATTTAATATTATATCCAAAATATTCATCTGTAGTTTTTAAAATTTTTACCCAATAATCTTCCATTAAACATAACTTATCCTTAGAACATTCTTCTATTACAGAAAAAATAAAATTACATTCTCCATATTTTAACCAGGCTTTTTGTAAATAATCATTTGGATGTTGTTTTTTATTAAGATCAGAACCATGACCTTTTAATCTAGCTCTAATATTTGAAGCATAGCCAATATATCTTTTTTGAGTTGTTATATTTAAAATTTGATAAATACCTGATTTTTCAGGAAGATATATGTATGTAGCCATAGTAAAATATTATGTTTTAAATATACAAAATTTATTTGAAGTAATAATACACTTTTAAAGTTTATTTACTTTTATCCAGCATCTTGTGAGCTATTATAACCTCTTTCAGTCATTTTTTTAAGTTTATTATAATAATCATTATATGCATCTTCTTCTGGGTCAGTAGCTCCTTTACCTAATAAAATTTTAAGCATTCCTTTAGGATCATTAGGATCCATTGTTTTTGCTTTTTCCCATAATGGATCTAAATAATTATATTTATCAATAGGTTTTATTTTAGCAGCATTAGGATTAAATTTAATAAAGCCTCCAGTTGATGGATCAGCATAATATTCAGGATAAAGACTATTCATATTAGCAGTATTAGCTCTATTAGTAATAGCATCTATAAATGAACTTCTTAAATTCTGTCTAGCTTTAGTTTTACTATTATCAAACTGTTGATTAGCAATAGTATATTTATCCCACAATTGAGTATCAAGATTAGCTTTATTTTGAGAAGCAGCATTCATAATACCTGTTCTTTCTTGAGATAACTGATTAGCTAATCCTACATTTAAGTTATTATACCTACCCATTGTATCAGCAGCATTTTTAGCAGCCTGACCTTGGGCAACTGAGTTAGCAGCAGCTAATTGTTGAGGACCACTAAAAGCTGTTTGAGCTTGAGATGCTAAATTAGCTTGTTCAGTATTAGCAGCTAGTTCTCTAGTGGGATCATAAAATGTTGCATCTGGTAATCTTACTTCAGGAGTAGCCTGCCAAGGTAAATATTTTTTAAGTCTAGCTAAATCACTAGCAGCTCCTGCAGTTTGAATAATATCTTGTAACCAAAAAGGAGTATTTCCTGGAGTACTTTGATTAACAGGTGTATTAGTTTCAAAAGGTTTTGTTTCATCATCTTTCTTTTTATTTCCTGTATCAGCAATAGTTTTATCACCACCAGGAGGAACAGTTTCTTTTTTCTTAGAGATACCAGGTAAATTAAATAACTGAACACCTGGTACATATGCATCTGGTTTAGTAACATCAATTAAATCTTTTCCTGCAATTTCTTGATGTCTTTTATTTATATTATTTACTACATGTTTAATAGCAGGATCTTTTCTTGCAAATTTTCCAGAAGCATCTTTTTCATTAGCATATTTAAGATGATCTCTTTTCCATGCATCTGACCCTTTAGTATTATCATCAGGACTTACATATTCATCAATAATATCTTTATGAAGTTCTATATATTTATCTAACCCTGCTTTACCAGGTGCAACTGCAGAAGAATTATAATAAAAACCTGATTCAGGATCCCAATTTCTTTGAGAACCTACAGTTTTTCCTGTGTATCTATAAGCAGGATCAATTTTATTAATTGTGTATCCTTTTTCTTCAGCTGCTTTTATTACATCATCTTTATAGACATCATATTCAGTATCAAGCTTTTTAGCAGCCTGTTGAATTCTACTTTCAGGTCCTTTCCCTTTAGCAGCATCTTTAGCAGCTTGAATAGCAGCATCTTTAGCAGCCTGAGCTGCTACTGCATCATTAATTATTTTTTGTCTAGGAGATATAAAATCAGGATTTGCTCTTACATTTTTAAATGATCCATCTGAGTATTCATCTCTTAATTTAGTACCATCTTTTGATACTGTTGTTCTTACAAATGTTGGTGTAGCCATGTTTTTTATTTAAAATATAATTACCAATCTCCTTGAACAGGTGTAGTAGTTTGTGTAATAGATTTATTATTTGTTTTTGGTTTAGTGGGTAAAAGAACAGAAGTAGGGTATGTTGGTGAAGCCTGAAGTTTTTCTGCTAAATTTTTATAATAATCTTTTTCTTCTTCTATTTTTTTTATTTCTTTATTTTTAGTATATTCTTGACTAGCTCCTGAAACACCTCTAGATATAGTAGCTGCTATTATATTTTGAGCTATTTCTTTTTCTGGTATAATTTTATGAATATTTGCTACCATCCAATCTAAACCTTTTTCAGCATTAGTTGCAACCCATTTAAGACCTTTTAAACCTTCTCGTTCTATTATATCTTTAGCTATTTTTCCATATTTTATAACAGCTTTTGCAGCTATAGGTCCATATTTTGTAGCAGCTTTATAACCATATTTTAAAGGAGATATTCCAACATATGTTAAAGGATCCATTGCAACATCTGTCCATAAATTACCAGTTGTTTCCATTTTACCTGATCCCCATCCAGCATTTACTGCATATAAAGGCATATTTATCATATTCATTCCATAATCTATTACATCTTCTGCATTATATGGATTTAATTTTTTAAAAGCTTCAGACTCTGTAATGTTTTCTACAGGATTGAATATATTTTTAATAGGTCCTCTCATTTCAGATATATAATCTGAAATACCTTTTGCTCCAAAATAATTAGGAGTTTCACTAAGTTTGAATGGTTTATTAAATCTTATATCAGTAGTGTGTAATTTACCATCTCCACCTATCCATGGTTTAGTAGGAACTTCTGTATAAGCATTTTTATATTTATTCATAACAGTATTTCCTTCTTGTGCTTTAGTAAGACCACCATACTTTTTAGTAGGGAACTGAGCCACCATGTTTCCACCATATCTTGATATACCCATGTCAGCATCAGGTTGTTCTTCTTGACCTTGTGTCTCAGCAAGCTCTGCTGGATTAATATCATTAGCAATAACATAAGGCATAGCTACTGCAGGAATACCTTGAGGGAATCCTTTCATAGATTCTTGTACTAAAGCAAGTTTAGCCAGTTTCATGTTATAGTTAGTAATCATCATCTCTGCAGTCTTTCTTTCTACATCTTCAGAGTTAGGGTCTGCTAGTATTTTTCTAAAAGTATTTATATCATACTTCTTAGCAATCTCAGCAGGAGTGTATCCAGATTTTTTAGGTACCATTCCAAACTGTGCATGAACCATAGGATCTTTAATTTTCATTTTAGCTGTGTCACTAAAGATGAAAGAGTTATCTGGAAGATTTAATGG